CTTACCGACGAAGCCTTACAGGACGCACAGGCGGAAGGAGCAGTTAGGATTATTGGCGAGTGCTTGAAATTCGATAACGGGCGACTTCATTGTAGGCTATGGGTATAACGGCAAACTTCAAGGGCAGCATAGACGAAACCTTTAAGGCGTTCCTCGCCGAAGTGGAAAGGCAGATAATAGAAAGCCTTTGCCGCGTAGGGGAAGAAGCCGTAAAGTTAGCGAAGCTGATACCCCCGGAGCGCGGTTTTCACGACCAAACGGGAAACCTACGCTCGTCTATTGGCTACGTCGTCGTCAAGGACGGCAAGCCCGTAAATGTTTCCTTCGGAGCAGTCAAGGGCGGCCACGCGGGAGTTAACGAAGGGCAGCGTTTAGCCCTTCAAGTTGGAAGCCGTCAGACCGACGGCTACGCCTTAGTCGTGGTAGCGGGTATGAACTACGCCGTTCACGTCGAGAGCAAAGGCCGCGACGTCCTGACTTCCGCCGAGAAGTATGCCGAAAAACAAATAGCCAAAGAGTTAGCCGACTTAGTAACAAACGTTCAAAACGCCTTTAAGTAGTGAAGCATTGCAGCAGCATAGACACCGACGACATCCTCTACAAGATAGTCAAGGACGCCGTTACTTCCGGGAAGGTCAAAATTTCCGGGGGCGTATTCGTGCAGGGCGAACGCCCGGACGACAGCGAAGCCGAGGACATAGTAATAAACACTATAACCGTAACAGGCGAAAAACCGCAGACAGGCACCTCAAACGTAAATATCTTCGCCCCCGACAAGAAGGTAAAGATACACGGACGGGAACAGCGCAAAGCCGACCGGGAACGCTTACGCATGATTGGCGACGCCCTGTTTGCACACTTAGACGCGCAGAACGTGGACGACTTAGAATATTGGATAGAGAGCGACACGACAATAAAAGAAATTGAGGTAAAGCAGCACCACCGCAATTTGAGAATAAGCTGGAATATACATTAACCCAATAACCCCGAAACCCTATGGTAGTAACATTAGGACTATCCAAAATTTTAGGTAAGCAGGGCGAGCCGACCACGGCGAACTTTACCGAAACGGGCTATACCCCCTACGGACTTACCTATCAAGACACCGCCAAGATGTCGCAGACAGACGGAGAGGAAACGGAGTTTTACGCCGAGGAAGAAGACGACCCCATCGAAACTATCGAAAAGGCCGGTAAAACTACCTTCACTTTTTCGGTCATGAACCCCGACCTAACCACCCTTAAACGACTTTTCGGCGGCGAAATCGCTACGAATATTTGGGCGTACCCCGACGTAGCGGCAACCGTCGAAGAATCGCTTATCATTCTTCCGCGCAAGGGCTTGAAGTTCCAGGTTCCCCGCGCCAAGATTAAGGCGAAGTTCAACGGCGAATTTTCCAAGAAGGGCCTGCTTCTTCTTGAAGTAACCGCCACCGTGATGAAGCCGAACACGTCAGGCCTTAAAAAACTTTACGTCGGCTACGTCAACCCGCCCGCCGGGAGCTAAGAAGACGACTCACAACCACCAACCCGGACGGCCCCGCTACATAGTTCCGGGGCCGTCTTAACATTTACGACCAATGACACAAGACGAAAAATTAGAAGCCCTTACCCGTGAGCAGACCGAACTGCGGAAGATGATAGGCGAAGGCGTTACGTTCGACGTGGAGATAACGCACTACACCCGGAAGCCCGGCTTTTGGGGCTTCTTCCGTCGGCGTGATAAGGTAACGGAAACGAAGGTTTACACCATCAAAGAACCGACCTTAGCCACCTTAGACCGCCTTAGCCTTCTTTGGCTTCAAATGGAGATAGACGAAACCAAGTTAGGCGACGACGACTACCTACGCACCGCCCGCGCCTTAGCCAACAAGGAAGCCAAGCAGCTCGCCGAAGTCGTGGCTACCGCAGTATTGGGCGAAGACTACTATATAGCGACCTTCGACGGCACGACCTACCGCCGGAAGGAAGACCGCAATGCACTACGCGACCTTACCCGGCTTTTCTTCCATACGCTTAAACCGTCCGAGTTGCTGACGTTGGCTATTATCATAACGAACGTAAGCAACTTAGGGGATTTTGTGAACTCTATGCGGTTGATGAGCGCAACGCGAACAAGCGAACCGGAAGCGACTCGTATAGAGCAACAGGCCTAAAAAGTCCACACGGCCGCCGGGGTTCCGTTTGCGCACACTTCGGCTGGACGTTGGACTACCTTCTCCACGGTATAGCGTGGGGAGCAGTACAACGAATGTTAATAGACGCGCCCGGCGTCGAGGAAAAGGGTAAAAGCGGAAGCAGTTCCAGCGGCGACACCACGGAAATAGCCCTTACCGACGAGAACGCGGCGGAAGTAATGGACTTAATAAACCGTATTAACCGATGAATATACAAGGCGGCGGGCTGTCGTTTGAAATTTCCGGCACCAACAAACAACTCCTTAGCGTTCTTAACGAAAGTAAGAAGGCTATACAGGAGTTTCAAGGCGCGGCGGTATTAGGTGGAAAGGAGATGGACGGAGCGTTTAACCGAGCCGCCCAAGCCATTGACAAAGCCTTTGCCAACATAGACGTAATAGTAGACACCAATAAGGCTGTTATTAGAGAGTTGGAAGACGAATATAAACGCCTCGGCGTGGAAGCGTCTAAGGCACTTTCCGCCGGGAATAAGGAAGAAGCCACAGCCCTACAAGCAAAGCAAGCCCAAATAAGGGAAGAAATAAACCTACGCCAACAGGTAATAGACGAAACCGGGAAGCAGGCCGACGCCCTTCTGCGTGAGGAACAGCAGTTAAAGAAGGCACAGCAAGCCGCCGAGCAGAACGCCAACGCGCACACTTCATTAAGGATGCAGCTCCGCAACGTCCGGGAGCAATTAGCGCAGATGGAGGAAGCCGGACTACGCGGAACGGACACCTTCAAGAAACTACAACAGGAAGCCGGACGACTTGCCAACGCCATAGGCGACGCGCAGACCCAGGCCCGAATATTTAGCCACGATAACGCCGGGCTTCAAGGAATGATAGCCGGACTTAGCGGCGTAGCCGGAGCGTTCAGCGCGGCACAAGGTGCGGTAGCCCTTTTCGCCGGAGAGAACGAAAACCTTCAAAAAATTATGTTGAAGGTTCAGGCCCTTATGTCCATAACGATGGGCTTGCAGCAAGTCGCCAACGCCTTAAACAAGGATAGCGCGTTTATGTTGGTAACGGTAGCCAAAGCGAAGGAGTTGTTATCCGCAGCAACCAACCGCTTAACCGTGGCTTTGGGCGGCTCAGTCGTGGCCGCAAAAGCATTGATGGCTACTTTAACGTTTGGTTTATCGGTAGCCATTACCGCCGCTATATATCTTTGGGATAAATATAGCAGTAAGGCAAAAGACGCGACAAAGGCAAACGAAGAAGCAAAAAAAGTTTTTGATGAGTACCACAAATCCACCGCATCAAAAAGCGCGGACTTAGTGGGTAAATACCAACGCCTACGCGATGAATACAATAACTTGAAGTCAGCAGCAGAGAAACAAGAATGGATTAAAAACAACGCTTCCGAATTTGATAGCCTTTCCCTTTCCGTTAATAACCTTACGGACGCGGACAATGTATTTATAAAAAATACCAAGTCCGTTGTTAAGGCGTTGGAACTTCGCGCTAAGGCATTAGCCCTTCAAGAACTTCAAATGAAGGCTTACGAACAATATTACCAACGAATTATAGCCGCCGACCAAAGCGTGGCCGGGGGAGGCTTCTACACCAAGGTAGGAAATATAATTAAGCAAGGGACACAAGACCAAAAAGACCTCGTGGCGGCTATGAAGGCCGCCGGAGCGGTCAGCGCATCGGGTGACGCATATAACAAAGATAACGAATGGTACACGAAGAGCGGCGGCGACTTCAAATTAACCCAAAAGGCCATAGACGCTATTAATGCGTACCGTGTAAGTCAAGCCCGAAGCACGAACCAAAGAATCCACAGCGAAGCACAAGCCGAATTAGACAAAACCGTAGGCTATACAAGGCAGCAGATAGCACTAACAGAAAAAGAATTAAAAGAATTAGACATACTTCGCACCAAAGGATCCAATAAACCAAACGGGAACGGTTCAAGTGCAGGAAGCAGTAGCAAAAATGAAAAAGACCCCTTCGCCGAGCAGTTAGCAACACGAAAAGGACTTTACGAAAAATATTTGAAGTGGATAACAAGCAGCGACGAAACCGTAAGGAACGCCGCCGCTTCCGAGTTCGCGCCCTTATTGAAGGAAGGCAGTAGCTATCTGCAATATTTGGAGAACCAACGCGCCGCTATTGAAGCCAAGACCACAAAAACCGCCGCCGACTTAAAGAACCTGACAACCCTTAACAACGAGATAGCCAACGCCACCCGCGAATCGGTTATTTCAGCCTTCGACACACAACTACAACAGGAGTTAGCCCAGTGCAAGACCATTAGCGAAATGTTGGCGACCATTGAACGCCGACGTTCCGAACTTTCCGGGGATAATTCCGACGTGGATAACGCGAAGGCGGAAATCCTTAACACCGCCGAAGCAGACACACGCCAACAGGCGAAGGAAGAAACGAAGGCTTTGTTACAGGA